CCACTAGTACCTGATGAACCGCTTGTACCTGATGAGCCTGAGCTACCTGAGGTACCGGGTGTACCAGGATTACCTTGAGCACCTGAAGAACCGCTTGTACCTGATGATCCACTTGTTCCTGAAGAACCGCTAGTACCTGAGTTGCCACTAGAACCTGAGGTTCCACTTGAACCACTAGTACCTGATGAACCAGAGCTACCTGAGGTACCTGGTGTACCAGGATTACCTTGAGCACCTGAACTACCTGAAGTGCCAGATGAACCGCTTGTACCTGATGAACCGCTTGTACCTGATGAACCGCTTGTACCTGATGAACCGCTTGTACCTGAAGAACCAGGGGCACCTTGAGCACCTGAAGAGCCAGAAGTTCCTGAAGAACCAGATGTACCAGATGAGCCTGATGTACCAGATGAGCCTGATGTACCAGATGAGCCTGATGTACCTGATGAACCTGAAGTACCCGATGAGCCAGAAGTACCTGAATTACCTGATGAACCAGATGTACCTGAAGAACCTGAAGTTCCTGAGTTACCTGAAGAACCTGAAGTACCCGATGAGCCAGAAGTACCTGAATTACCTGATGAACCAGATGTACCTGAAGAACCTGAAGTTCCTGAGTTACCTGAAGAACCTGAAGTACCAGATGAACCGCTAGTTCCTGAAGAACCATCGCCACCACTAGCACCGTCTAAGTTAACAGTCCAAGAAGTGTATGTTCCAGAACCAACAGTTCTAGTTGGAGCAGCAAATGTTAATAATCCTGTTCCTGAGTTGTATGTTATAACTTCACATTCCTGGAAGTTAGTAGTATTAAATACTATAATAATAGATTGAGCAGGTGAATATGCTAAACCTGTTGCTACTGTTAAAGAACTAGCAGTACCTAAAGTAAAGCTAGTTGTAGATGTTGTTCTATATTTGTCACCACTTATACCAGATGAACCTGAGGTACCGCTTGAACCGCTTGTACCTGATGAACCTGAAGTACCTGATGAGCCGCTCGTTCCTGATGAACCTGAAGAACCAGATGTGCCAGAACTACCTGAAGTGCCTGATGAACCAGATGAACCTGAGGTACCGCTTGAACCACTAGTACCAGAAGAACCTGCTGAACCTGAAGTACCAGAAGAACCGCTAGTGCCTGAAGAACCGCTAGTGCCTGAACTGCCTGAAGTACCACTTGAACCTGAAGTTCCTGAGGAACCAGATGAACCAGATGTTCCTGAAGAGCCACTTGTGCCTGATGAACCTGAAGAACCAGATGTGCCAGAACTACCTGAAGTGCCAGATGAGCCAGATGAACCTGAAGTACCTGATGAACCGCTTGTACCTGATGAACCTGAAGTACCAGAGCTACCTGATGAACCACTTGTACCTGATGAACCAGAAGTACCTGAGCTGCCTGATGTACCTGAAGAGCCTGATGTGCCTGATGAACCAGATGAACCACTAGTTCCTGAAGAACCTGAAGTACCTGATGAACCAGAGCTACCAGATGTACCTGAGGAACCTGAACTGCCTGATGTCCCACTTGAACCACTTGTACCCGAAGAGCCAGAGGTACCGGAACTGCCAGAGCTACCTGATGTACCTGATGAACCTGAAGTGCCAGATGAACCTGATGAACCCGAAGTACCTGAGCTGCCTGAAGAGCCAGATGTACCAGATGAACCACTAGTACCTGATGAACCCGATGAACCACTTGTACCTGAAGAGCCTGAAGTACCTGATGAGCCTGAACTACCACTTGTACCAGATGAACCAGAAGAACCAGATGTACCTGATGAGCCTGAACTACCACTTGTACCAGATGAACCAGAAGAACCAGATGTACCAGATGAACCACTTGTACCTGAAGAACCCGATGAACCGGATGTTCCTGAAGTACCACTTGTTCCTGATGAGCCAGATGAACCTGAGGTTCCGGATGTACCAGAAGAACCAGATGAACCTGAAGTACCTGAAGAACCTGAAGAACCTGAGGTGCCAGAAGTAAAGAATTGGGCATCAGTCCAAGCGTACATATCACCTGATTCAGCGCTTCTAACTAAAACGTTGTATACTTTACCGTCATCAGGTTTGGTGCTAATATCCTCTAAGAATAATGAGCCACTGATAGTTAAGCTACCACTGATTTCAATTTCATAGTTTTCTTGGCCTGTAAGTGCTACTACAGATTGAGATACGTGCCACGATTCGATAGTATATGTTTGTTCTATCTTATCTGTGGGCGTGAATACGTCCTGTAGTCTTTTTTGTCCTTTACTCATGATTTATTACCTATCTATGTTTATAAATATAGTAGTATCTGTTGTTCTTGAAGTAGGAAGGGGTTGAGATAATTTTCCTACTGCTAATAAATTTTGAAACTCATCATATAAACCAACTGTGGTTATATATGGTGAAAAATAAGAACCAGTAGTAAAACCATAAGGAACACCTTCTAGAGATCCTGAAAGGGTTGAAGGGTTAAGACTATAATTAAATTCACTTGGGGAAATAGTACACTTGTATTGTGTTTCGTATATAGTTAATGAACTTGAGAATGAACAAGTTGCATTTGTGCAATTTACAATATCTTGATAAGTAAGACCATCACCATAAATGTTAGCATTACCATAACTTGAGGTACCATACCCTTCAATTGGAATTGGAATTGTATCATCTTCTAAACTAGTGAAGATTACCATACCATGTGAGTAAATAATATTACCTACATGCTGTCCATCATATAAAACGTTACCTTGAGCATCGTCATAATAGACATAAACTTTATCTCCTTCAGTACATTTGTATTCAAATGAACCAGGTTGAACGTAATTACCAAATAACCCAGAAGGAATAGCTATTACTGAAATCTCAGCATTAGAATGTGTTGGGAATTCGCGGTTAATATTATAAGTGCTTTCTAAATAGTTGTAGTATCTACCTGATGAGTCAGGGTTACCTACAAACACATTACCTGCTACATTCTCTCCAGGGTATAAACTTTGGGTTTGTACTGGTGAACCGTATGAAGCTGTTAAGTAGTTAGAATAGTATAATTCTTTAATTGAATTATATATCAATACTTGATATTGGTTCCCATCATTACCTGTTGTGGGTGATGTATTAGGGTCAAAAAGAGATTGGATGTTAACTCCTAAGAATCTATCTATACAATCGTTAAGACTATCAGTCCCCCCCTCATATATGTCTATGTCATAGAAGGCAGAGTCATATAGAGCAGGAGAAGATAAGTTACCATAACAAGTAAAACTTTTGTTTACCTCAAATGGTTCGACTATAATGTCTTGTGATAATAATTGTTTCCAAGCGCTCATTCATTAGAAGTCTAGCTTCACGCGGATTAATGCTTCTTTCGTAAAATCTTTCTGAAGTGGTTTAGATAATTTAGCTACTGCTAATAATTCGTTAGTATCGTTATATAAACCTACAGTTGTAATGTATGTTGTTGGACTATTAATAAATAATGGATATAAAACTTCTCCAGTAGAACCCGAAATAAATGATGGGTTTTCTGAATAGTTATATTCTGAACTTCTAGGTCTTACAAATACAAAATCCGAAGTAATTGTTTCTTGGGAATTTGCTGTAAATGAAGCACCGTCTTTAATAGCAACAAAAATCAAGTTTGGATTAGGATTGTTGGTAATTGTTAAAGCAGATGTTGTAACAGCGTCTAATTCAATACCACCATCAGCAAAATCATTACTTAATGCTCTTGGGTTTAAAATATAAGTTGAGATGTCTGGAAGGAATAAACCATACGAACCTGAGTTAGTGCTATATCCTTCGTTATTTTTACTAGTATTTACGTTACCAGCTGATCCAGAAACCAATTGGAATACTCTACCAGCATCATTGAATTGTACAGAGGCTACAACTTGGCTATTATCAGTTAATGAGATAGTACCTCCGGGACCATCCAATAAAAGAGTAGTTGAACCTGGGAATAATGATTCTTTATATCTACTTCTTTCGACTGAAATAGCCCAAAAATCTGAAGATGTAATTCCGCCAAAAGTAAATGATGAGTTTTCGTCACCTAATACTAGGGTACGATACTGACCATAAACTGTTGAAGATGGAGATTTACCATCAACATCTAAATTATAAGCAACACTACCACTTCCGAATTGATTACCATAAGTAACAGCAAATTCTAAAGATGATGTTACCACATTAGAAAATACGTTTAAATAATAATTACCTGAAGATCCCCCAGCTTGAGTGGAAGAGGTAAAAAATGTAGTAATGGTTGGTGTCTCGTTATCGGTCCATAAACCAGCTGTAATGCTATCAGCTGATACTACGAAATCATCGGTGACTAATCTAGTATATGACATAATTTATATTTTAAGATACGGTTGTTACTGTTACTGGGACTTGTAGTCTAGCACCACTATCTCTACCTATAATTGTTAATGTAGCGTATAAAGCATTATTCGAACCGAATAATGTATTTACCGTGGTAGCTCTAATGTTAATAGTAGTACCTACAACAGTTGCAGAAACGTTTGTACCTAATGTTGTTGTGTTGTTATTTAATTGATTAGCTGCTAATGTATCAATTCCTACACCTTCAAATGTACTAAATAATCTAACATCGGAAATTGTAGCTGTGTATCCACTAACTTCGTTTTGGTTACCACCTAAGTAGTTTAAAGTTTGTGGAGTAATTGCTAATGAAGCTCCTTGTTTAATTACAATATTAGTATATCCAATATCTAGGATAGGCATTTTAGCAGTACCACGTGGAAGTGTAGTAAGCATATATTTCATAATCTGAGTTTCCTCAGGAAATGCTTCTAATAAAGGCATGTTTTCAATGGCTTGACCATAATAGGCGGAGCCAGATGGATGGTTTGGATTGAAAAGAGTATAATCGATCTCATCATCAGCTAAACCAAATTGAGTGATACGAAAAGTACCATCATTTTTGGCAAGTAACTCTCTACCTTTTGTTGTTAAGATAGCATCAACTGTTACTACAGAATTATTTAAATATCCCATTTTTTAATACGTATTTTGTTATAAATATATGTTATTTTTGAATTTTTTATATTAATTGTTTTCCTTTAAGTGTAGCTAATGTACTTTGTAAATTACCTTCTGTTCCTTTATAAAAATATTCAGGGGTAAGAATACCAGTTGAAGTTCCTCCTGCTGGTTTGTCTACAGATAAAAGGATGTAAGATGGATCATTTACATATCTTCTAAGTAGGAAATAATCTAAGTTACTAGCAGTACAGATCCTATCTAAAGTCAATATAACTTCCCCTCCTGTGGTATCCACGTCTTTTATATAATAAGTTTGAGTTTCTGTTCCTTCAAATCTTATTTCATCTCCTACTTGAACTGTAAATGTAGTTGTAATAGGATTAAATCCGCTACCTGTGATGTCTGTTTGACGTTGATTATAGAATGATTTTAAACCATTTTTTGCAGGTGGACCAATTATACCATCTTTAGCTCTAATTTTATTAGATGAGATTCCTGGGGTTGGGTAATTTTCCCAGAATAATTCACATGGTCCTAAGTTTGGTAAAGGTTGTTGACTTACTGTAAAGTAGGAGTTTGAATCTAATGATGGGTAATTTAGTGTAGGATCACCAGCAATTGTTAATAATTTAAACTCATAATAATCGTTTAATGTTGCTGATGGGTCTTGGAAGAAAATCGTTTCAGTAAACGCAGTTTGTCCTGAGTAGCCTATTTGGTAAGGTACTCCTTGAGCAACTCCGTTTTTAAAGAATTGAACGTTACCTGTAAAATCATAATTATCAAATGGGAATGATAGGAAGACTTTGAAATATAAAGTAATACCCATATTTGATGGATCATCAATTGCTGTGTACTTAGTATTAACAGCTGTCCAGGTAGAATATGTTGAATTTTGTGAAATTACATCAGGGAATGCTATAGCCCCTAAATTAAAGTTATTAGGATTATTAAGAGCATATGAGAAGAATCTAAAGTCTTCTGCAATCCCTCCTTGTGGAACGTCTCCTTGAACAAAATTAATAGATCCTGTATAACCACCACCTTGGTTTGGTTTATTAGGAGCACTACCTATACTAGAAGTTTGAGTATAGATAATAGGAACAGGTCTTTGACCACTCTTAAAAATAGATTGTAAACCTTCTAAATTTGAGAATGCGGCTGCTGATCCATTTTCGTCATTAAAACTAAGAATAGCGTTTGAGTCCTGTTCAAAATTTTGTTGTACTATACTTAAATTAACACCATTAGAGTCATTGATAGGTTCAATAACATTAGCGTTTTCATCAATATAATATCTAACGTTAACTGCACTCCTATCTTCTAGGTTGTTACCCCATTCTGGGGATGTACCTCCTACCCAGTTAAAGAATGCAAAGTAATATCCTTCACTTTCTACTACAGGTAATTGCCCATACCCCCCTCTAGTAGATAAAGCATTAAAATCAGGAGCAGTAGATTTACTACCTAAATATCTAGGGATAGTACTACGCTTAGCATAGTAATTATAATCTTGAACAAAAGCTTTAGGTAAAGTAGTACCTTGTTGTGATGCTGATATAATAACTTGTTGGTTAACAGCTTGAATAGCGTTTGATTGATAATCTAAATCCCAAAATATTTTACTTTCTCTTGCTATTAATTCATTACCATAAACCGCATTACAATCACTTGATTTAAAAGTTAAAGGTACAAATGGAGTAGCTATTAATTGAGCTTCTCTTGGAGTCATAGAGACTGTTGGAGTATTTTGAGATACTAAACTAATACTACTGTTACTAAGGACTTGAACAACATAAAAATCATCATTAAATCCTTGAATTTCTTGAATATTAGTTCTATTAAACTCTAGATTTCCTAAGTTAGTACCAACAGGACCTCCAATTTGAAGGCCAGTACCTGCAAAGGTAAAATCACCAATATTTAAATCAGTATTTAAAGTATAGTTAATAAATGATGGTATATAGTCTTCTAAATCTAATAAATTGAAAGATGTTTTAGATATAGATATAGCTCTTAAATACCAATCATTTAATTGATAACCAACAGGAAGAACTTCCTTTGTATTTCTAACTCTTTCCCACCAAAAGAAAAGTTCTCCGGGTGATTGAGCACCAGCAGTCATACCTGCAATAAATGCATCTATGCTGGGGTTCCAACTTGCACTTACAGCATAAGTTACAACAGTAGTATCGGCTGATTTAAATGGGTCGCATTCTGGGTTTAGGCTTTGTGTAGTAACTACTAAAGTTGAACCACTAAATTCACCATCAATATATTCTCGAGCATCATCTTGAGTATAAGGTTCGTAACCAAATGGTGTAACGTTTGAACCTGCCCAACTTTGAGTTACGTTAATAGCTCCGGGGTAGTCAAAATCTGTATAGTTTGTATCTGGGACGAATATGGGTAAAGTACCACCTTGTGAACCTGTGATTGATTCAAGTGGGAATGATTGGTAATCACTAGATGCTGAGTAAGCTCTTTGTCCATCTAATAGATAAGGAATTTGTCCAATACTACCTGTTAATTCATGGAATGAACGTGATACAGGTGGTTGTGGGTACCTATTTCTTTCTAATAAATGTTGTTTGATTGTGATACCAGTTGCTGATGATACTTTAGCAGGTACAAAATCCTTAATTACTTTAAATAAAGAATTATCAAAGAATTTGATTAATCTTACAAAATCATTCCAGTCATAGTTACCTGTGTATTTTAAGAAATAATCATTACTTAAATCTACTAAATCAGGGTATGTGTTTGAACTTGTAAAGTTTAAACGTGGGTCACCAATATATTCTCCAATATTAAAATAACCAAGTGAATCAATAATATCATCATTAATTTGGTTAGTTGGTGATAAAGCTACCTCTACTAAATTAATAGAGTTAGTATAAGCCTTATCAGAAGTATTATTGATTTGTTGAATAGAAATCTTATTTGATAGGGTATTACCACTAGGAAGATTTAAATCTACATTTCTAATTTTATCCGATATACGATTTTTGATACCAACCGCTGGTTGGTCCATGTAAACATATTCATTATTGGCACTAAATGATCCCGTGTAGTAGAAATTACTATCACTAAAAAATGATGGAATATTAGTCCAAGATCCTGTTACTTTAGGATGGATTGAAACTGATCCTGTATATAATTCACCTCCTAAGGATGCTCTAAATGCTAATTCAGAAGACCCACTATTAATTCCGTTACCCTCAATTGATTGAGGATTCATTACATAGTCTTCAAATATACTTTTACTAATCGTGGGTGAATAGTATCTAATTTCTTGAAGTGAACCACTAAATTTAGGAAATATAGTTGGATATGCGAAGTAAGAAGTTGAACCATTTAACCATTCACTATCATCTACACCAATAATAGATTGAGAAGCAAAGAAACCTATAGATGAACCATCACTACCATTATATACATTATTACCAGCATATAAAGTAACTTTATCATTTTCTAAGGTTACCATAGTCGACCACCAACCACCATCAAAGAATGGTAAATAAACACTAGCAGATTGTTCTGGGGTGTTTACGTAGTCAGGGTAGATGGTAAGGTTAGCGAATTCATTATATGGATTAGGGGTAGAACCACTAAATGAACCAGAAGTATATCCAGATCCTGTGTATTCAAGGACTAAATATACATCTGTATCTAAGTTCCATACTGTTTGATTATTATAATCTAATGCCGAACCCAATCCGGGAGTTTTAAATCTTAATTGGACTGTACTTCCCGGAGAGTTACCCCATTGTGTATTAATTCCCCAACTTGAGGTTACGAATCCTGTGGTTTCTGTATCAAATTTATAGTTAAATTGATTAAACCAGAAATCATAATCATTAGTATTATCTTTATCTTTACCACCAAATTCATTGATCTGGAGTAAAGTATCAGGGATACCATAGATAGTAGCTAATGCTCTAATACCATCTACTGTACCTTTCTTTTTATATAGGTAAGATAGGTTGTTGTAAATACGCTTGTATAAACGTTTGTTTACATCATCTTGAGGTAAAATCTCATTTGAACCTGTTACAAAATTATTTACATACTCGTAACCAGTAGGAGTAGGTAAAGAACCTGTCATATAAGCATATGGAAAAGCGCTACCTGAAGGTGTAATACCTAAAGTAGAGGTGAATAGATTAAAAGAACTAAAGTTGTTCTCGTAGATAGTAAATCCTAGGTCACGTAATTGTTGCGCGATTAAATCGGGTGAAATTCCAAAGTCAATGCGGTTATCGTTATCCCATTTATTGGTGATATCTTTGATGTAAACCCATATATTTTCGTCATAGAATTGTCCAACCATATTACAAAAGTCGAGATATGGTTGATTTGCTGTATCCTCTCTAAGGTATTCTGGGAGAGCATAAAAAATCCAGTTTGAATTATCTACATCATATAACTCAGCAGATGCTAAACTAGAAGTTATCCAAGTTTGACCCTCAGGACTCGTAGTAGAGTATTGATTGTAAGGTTGTGATGGATTAGTTTTAGGCCAAGAAGTTGAACCTGAAGTGTAGTATAAAAAGTATTCGTAATTATCGAAAGTAGTAATGGTTTCATTAATTTTACTTTCATATAAAGCGGTACTTGCTGATGTAGAAGTTGTAACTACGCCTGATCCAGAGGATGCTAGAACTGTCCAGTTTTCTATTTGTTCTAACTTATAGAAAAAGTTATTTAATCTAGCTTGTGCTGAAGAAAAGTTTATAAAGTTAGAAAATTCACTATAGTCAACATTTATTTTAACACTAGGATCTTCGTAATAGCTATTAATTTGCTGTAAGGAAGATGTAGATGTAGTAGATGTTAAATCTAAAAAGCTTTTAGGTTGAGTAGAATTATTAACTTCACCTTTTACATTAAGATTAAGATTTGGTCCCCTAAGTTTAATTGAATCATCAATTATAATAGGAGTATTTGGAATTTCTACTAAATAAGCAAGTGGATCTGCGATTTGTTCTACTACCCACAAAGTTGAATTTAATTGGAATTGTGGGGGTAAAGCCTCATATAATTTAATTAACACACTATTAACATCTAATTGAATGTTATTAGCGATTAATAATTGATTTTGACCAAAATTTAAGTAAAAGTCTGGGTAGAAATTATCATTAGTTCTTTCTTGAATAAATTCATTGGTTGAAAGGACTATTTCAGCAGTACTAATTTGAGTAGAATCTAATCTAATCTCAGTTCTGTCCGAAGAGATTTCTGATATAAAGTATCTTTGGTTAAAGTTAGATGATAATCTATTAGATAAAAAATTATATAATACATTATAACTACCATTGTAGAAACCCTTAGAACGTAAATTTTCTTCAGGGTTAATACTTAATATATTATCTAAAAGAGAATACTCTGTAAAATTAGCAGGTGTGCCTGTAATTGGAGATACTATACCACCACCATTAGGGTTATAGATAAAGTATTCAATATAATCAGTTTGTTGATTAAATACAATCTCAGTTTGTTGTTGAGAAATAAGATTCTCATCCGAAGTAGAATAATCTTCTAATGCGAATGTTGTAGGATCAATAGGAATTACTTTAACTTCTCTCATGCGATTGAACTAAGGTCTGTTTTATCTTGTATGGCTTCTAGTAATTGTTCTCTTAAACTAGTAATTTCAGCTTGAAGGGCTTTAATCTCAGCACTAGTATCATCGTAGTTAATATACGCTGTGCTAGTTTTAATCAAATATTCATGTGAATTAGTTTCACCACGTTCAGGAATATCGTAAAAAATTTGGTTATAATATGAGAAAAATTCATTTACAGTAGGTAAGGGAACTTCAGCTATAGAAGCAGATACCGATACCAGCTGAGTAAAAGTAGTATCTATTACTCGGGAGTATTGGTCTTTACTAAAATTATTTTTAAATAAATTTACCTGCTGTTTCATCCATTAATTACTTTAAAATAGTAATTATCATCATAAATTGTTGTACTACCACTAGCTTGAACTTGGATAAGTATTTTGTAATATCTTTCAGGTTCTAAACCAT